AAAGGCGGCAATAAAGCGGAGGTGATCGATTTGGAAAACGTCTGCATCGTATGCGGCGATCCGATCCCTGAGGGGCGGCAGGTCTGCCCGGCATGCGAGCGACAACAGCACCTGGATCCATGCAAGGCGTGCACAAGGCACGGCGTAGATGTTAACTGTCACGCAACCTGCCAGACATATCTTGACTGGAAAGCATATCAGAGGAAAGTCAGGGAATGGCTGGCGGAAAAGCGCGGACACAATTCGCACATGGCATCTCAGCGGTTCATCGCTAACGTCAAGTGGAGGGCCAGGGGATGGAAGCGGAGAGGAGGGAGCGGCGACGGTTAATTTCCACAGGATGCGGGAACTCATTGCCTACGAACGTCGTTTGCGGTTCGACAGGCTGAAGAAGCTGTCGAAGGCGACGAAGATCACGACAACAATCACCGGCATGCCGCACGGATCGTCAACGGCGAACAAGATCGAAGACGGCGCAATCGCGCTGGCTGAAGTCGAGGACGTCTATCGGGAAGTAATCGCTGAGCTTAAGGAAATGCGGAGCGAACTGGAAGAGTTGTTGCACGAGCTCGACAATCCGGATGACATCGGCATAATGCGGCTGCGGTATATGCATGGCTGGAGGCTGCAGGACATTCCGGACGCTGTGTGCATCTCGGAGCGCGGGATGTATTACCACCTGGCAGGAGCTGAAAGGAAGCTGGCGAAGATGTTTCCAGACCGGGTAAAACTGAGGTAATGTTTGCAGTGCATTGCAGTAAACTTTATGGTACTATGCTATTGGCCAGAGTTCTTCATGGGCCTCCTTAACTGGCAGGGATTCCGAAAGGGTCTCTGCCTCTTAGGATCTACAACATAGGCGAGGGTAAAAAATAACCCCCGTCTTTTTTATACCCACCCGCAGATGCACCCGGGAGGCTGACACTGATGGCAGACAAGGATTACAAACGCAATCGTCCGGATCATGACGGAACACATCGACTCGCGTTTGAACGAAACAAAAGGATCATCCTCGCGTCCAGATCTGTCTGCGGAATCTGCGGAAGAGTTGTGGACAAATCGCTGAAATATCCAGACCCCCTCTCACCCTGCATCGATCACATTATCCCCATAGACCGCGGCGGACATCCAAGCGACATTGACAACCTGCAGCTGGCGCACTGGCGGTGCAACAGAGACAAGTCGAACAAGCTACAGATTCCGAAAGAAGAAACCGAGCTGGCGGTCGACAACACGAACAGAGTTCTGCCGCAAACGATTGATTGGGGATCCTACAGAGCAAAGCCAGATTAAATACGTGCTGACGGTGGAACAGAAGAAAAGAGAAACGGAGAAACGCGGAGACAGCCACATAGGGGGCCACACCCCCGCCTGGAACTGCCAGCGACCTTCCCCCGCCGTGTCTGGGAATTTTTTCTCAGGAAAATCAAAGATGGTCAAACTTTTGATGGAGGTTGAACCACATGTATCAGGGTATCGAATATCTGAGGAATAAACTGGCCCAGAAACAGGGCAGGGTCAACCTCCGATACAACTACTATGAAATGAAGAACGTCGTCAAGGATTTCAACATCACGATTCCGCGCGAATGGAACTTCCTGAAGGCCGTTCTTGGTTGGAGTGCGAAAGCGGTTGATTCCCTGGCGGACCGGCTGGTGTTCACGGAGTTCGCGGAGGATAATTTCCGGCTGAACGAGATTTTTGACATGAACAGCAAGGACGTGTTTGTGGACAGCGCCATCATCAGCGCCTGCATTGCCAGCTGTTGCTTTGTTTACATCAGCGAGGGTGACGGCGGTTTCCCGCGGCTGCAGGTGATTGACGGCTACGATGCCACTGGCATTATCGATCCGTTCACAAACCTCCTGCAGGAAGGTTATGCAGTATTGGAGCGCGATCAGAAGACGAAAAAACCGCTCGTCGAGGCGTGGTTCACTGCTGAAAACACGACCTTTTATAACCTGGCGGACAAAACGACCTGGAGCATCCAGAACCCGGCGCCGTATCCGCTTCTCGTGCCGATCACTTTCCGCCCTGATGCCCGGCGGCCGTTCGGGCACAGCCGGATCAGCCGGGCCTGCATGGAGATCCAGCAGGCGGCACTGCGGACGCTTAAACGCGCGGAAGTTACCGCTGAATTTTACTCTTTTCCGCAGAAATACATCACCGGGCTCAGCCAGGACAGCCAGCTGATGGACAAATGGAAGGCCACCGTGAGCAGCATGCTGCAGTTCACGAAAGACGATGACGGCGATCATCCGATCCTGGGGCAGTTTACGACGCAGAGCACGGCGCCGCACATGGAGCAGCTTAAAATGTGCGCGAGTTTGTTCGCCGGGGAAACGGGCCTGACCCTGGACGATCTCGGTTTTGTCGGGGAAAACCCGAGCAGTGCGGACGCGATCCGGGCCAGCCACGAGAACATGCGGCTGACGGCACGGAAAGCGCAGCGGAATTTCGGCACCGGCCTGCTGAATGTCGGTTACCTGGCTGCCTGTGTGCGGGACGGCATGGCTTATGAACGCAAAGTCTTTTACAAGACCAGAGCACGGTGGGAGCCGGTGTTCGAGCCGGACGCCGCTCAGCTCTCCGGCATCGGGGACGCTTCGATCAAGATCCAGCAGAGCTTCCCGGACTATTTCACAGAAGACAAGCTGCATGACCTGACGGGGATCTGATTATGAATTACGACGATATCCTGAAAAAAATCATCCGGAAATACGGCGCGATGACCGACCAGATCCGGACAACGCAGCTGATTGAGAGCAAGCTGAAGCGTGGAATTGCCTCCTATGCCGATGCGGAGAAATTCAGCCAGGACATCGGGAACGTGCTGACGGATGTGTTCCGGGAGTACCTGCCGGAGGCGCTGACTGACGGCCGGCTGTACCGCGCAGCTGCGGACGTTCTGGTTAAACAACCGATGATGCGTGCCGGAAGGGACGTCGGCAGGGTCGCGAAGCGGATCCAGGAGGCGCTGAATGACCGCGCCGGCATCGGCATGAATGCGATCACGCCGGAGCTGAACGAGGATCAGATTGACGGAATCATCACCGGGATCTGCAACGCGGAAAGCTTCGCGGCAAACTCCGACCAGTTTATGGACCAGGTCGGGAACTTCCTGGAGGGACATGTGGACGATTACGTCCGCGAGAATGCAGATTTCCAGAGTGACGCAGGCCTGACGGTGATGGTCCAGCGGATCGCGACCGGAAAATGCTGCAAATGGTGCAGCAGCCTGGCGGGCGTCTACCGGTACGAGGACGTCAGGGACAGGAACAACGATGTCTGGCGGAGGCACAACAATTGCCACTGCCAGATCATCTACGATCCGAGAGGGTCGAAGCGGAAACGGTAAAGGCGCGGCAAAAGCCGCGTTTTTATAATCGTCCCTGGATGAGGAGGCCGGGGAAGGAACCTGGAAAGCATCAGAATGGAGGGGAGTTGGATGGAGGCCAGGAAAGGCCGCCAGACTCCCACGACCAACGTGGTGCTGCCGTATACGGAAAGTCTTGGGGATGAAGCTATCGAGCTGTACGAGTCGACAAACCGTACGGCGATGGAATGGCAGCGGCTGCTGATCCGCGACATCATGGCGCGCAATCCTGACGGGCTGTGGACACACAGCAAGTTTGGATATGCCGTGCCGCGGCGAAACGGGAAAAACGAGGTCGCCGCAATCATCGAGCTGTGGGGGCTGCAGAACGGGGAGAACATCCTGCACACAGCCCACCGCACAACAACGAGCCGCAGCGCATGGGAGCGGCTGAAGGACCTGCTGGACGACGCCGGAATCGAGCACAAAGACTCCGGGGCGCTCGGGCAGGAGACAATCCGGTGCAAGGCCACCGGCGGCGTGATCCATTTCCGGACACGCACGAGCAAGGGCGGCCTTGGCGAAGGCTTCGACCGGATGATCATTGACGAAGCTCAGGAATACACCGAGGACCAGGAAACATCGCTGAAATACGTTGTTTCCGCGAGTCCGAACCCGCAAACGCTGTTCTGCGGGACGCCGCCAACCACCGAATCCAGCGGGACGGTCTTCATGCATATGCGTGACACCATTCTGAGGGACGGGATAGAGGACACAGGCTGGGCTGAATGGTCGGTGGACGAAATCCACAAACAGACGGATATAGACGCCTGGTATGAGTGCAACCCGAGCCTGGGCACTATCCTGACCGAAAGAGCCGTCAAGGCTGAGATCGGCGGGAACGAGCTGGATTTTAACATCCAGCGCCTGGGGTACTGGATCCGCTACAACCTGAAGAGCGCGATCAGCCGCGCAGAATGGGACGAGTTGATGCTGACCGGGAAACCGGTGCTCAACGGTCCCATTTTTGTCGGCGTCAAATACTCCAAAACCGACAGCGTGGCCGTCAGCATCGCCGTCAAGACGGAAGACGGGAAAATATTCGTGGAAGGCATTGACTGCCGGCCATTCCGGGACGGGACGGACTGGATCGTTGCCTTCCTGAAGCGGATCGAGTACGACACCGTCGTCATTGACGGCGCGAACGGCCAGCAGCTGCTCCGGGAGGCCATGCGGGACGCGAGGCTGTCCAGGGCGATGATGCCGAAGGTGGCGGAGGTCATTGAGGCAAATGCGGCATTCATGACCCGGCTGGCGGCGAAAGAGATCTGCCACGCCGGGCAGCCGTCCATGGCGAACAGCGTGTCGAACTGCGAAAAGCGGACCATCGGCTCCAATGGCGGTTTTGGGTTTCGCTCGATCAATGACGCATACGACATCGCCCTGATGGACAGCATGATCCTCGCGCAATGGATCTGCGGCAAAAAATCCAAGACAGTGCGGCAGAAAATCAGCTACTAACGCATTTTGCGTCAGTAAATAAAGACCGATACCACCGGGTTAAGTGGGAGGAGGCAAAACTATGGGAGAATTCACGCCAATCAACACACAGGAAGAGCTGGACAGAGTGCTCGCATCCAGGCTGCAGCGGGAGCGGGACACGATTACCGGCAAATTCCAGGCCCAGATCACGGAGAGAGACGAAAAGATCACCGGATTTGAGTCGACCATCGCAGATCTGAACAAGCAGATCGAAACCCTGAACGGCCAGACCGGCAGGATCACAGAGCTGGAAGCAAAAGTCCGGGAGTACGAGACCGCCTCGGTAAAAACGCGAATTGCCCGGGAAGCAGGACTTCCGGCCGAACTCGCTGACCGTCTTTCCGGCGCGGACGAAGCCGCCATGCGGGCGGACGCGGAGAACCTGGCGAAGCTGCTGAAAAGCCAGCAGGCGCCGGCCCCAATGTACAAGCCCAGCGGAGAAGGCGCAAACGACGGAAAGGATGCAGCCCTGAGAAGCCTGCTGAAGAAGGTCAGACAAGAAGATTAAAACAGACGAATCTGAAACATAATTAGGAGGTAAACAAAATGAGTCTTCCGAACGCTGCGAATGCGATTGCTCGCGGATCCCTTTTCCCCGCTGAGGTCGTTGCCGGCCTGATGAACATGGTCAAAGGCAAGAGCTCTCTGGCCGCCCTGTGCGGACAGAGCCCCATCCCATTCAACGGCTCCAAAACATTCACCTTCAACATGGACAACGAAATCGACGTCGTCGCTGAAGCCGGCGCGAAGTCTGCCGGCGGCGGCCAGGTTGGTGCCGTGACCATTCAGCCCATCAAGGTTGAGTACGGCATGCGCGTTTCCGATGAATTCATGTACGGCAGCGAAGAAGTTGCCCTGGACATCCTGCGCGCCTTCTCTGAAGGCTGGGCTGCGAAGCTGGCCAAGGGCTTCGACATCATGGCCATGCACGGCGTGAATCCGCGGACCGGCCTGGCAGCCAGCGGAACGATCGGCAACAACTATCTGGATTACGCGGCCGGAACCAAGATCACCTACCTGGGATCCAGCTCCACCGCTTACCAGAACGTGGACGCCGCCATCGCCGGGATCAACGCCTACGACCATGAGGTCAGCGGTATGATCATGGGCTCCACCATCCGCGCCGCGCTGGCCGCGATGGAGGACACCGATCACCGCAAGGTGTTCCCCGAACTTTCCTGGGGCGGACGGCCCAGCACCTTGAACGGCCTGCGGACTGAGTTCAATGGACCGACCGTGGAATACAACAGCGCGAAGACCCGCGCCGTGATCGGCGATTTCGCCAATTACTTCAAGTGGGGCATCGCAAAGGAGCTGCCGATGGAAGTCATCCAGTACGGCAATCCCGACAATGACGCGACTGCCGGCGACCTGAAGGGCCACAACCAGGTCTACCTCCGCGGCGAAGCCTATATCGGCTGGGGCATCCTGGATGCCACCGCCTTCGCGACGATCGCGACGGCCTGATGAAATTCCTGAACAAGCGGACAGGGGCCGTGATTGACGTCCCCTGCCGCCTGGAAGGACCTGACTGGGAAGAAGTCACGGAAGCGAAGAAGGCAGAAGAAAAAGCTCCGGCGAAGGCGGCTCCGAAAAAGACCGTCAAAAAAGGAGCTGGTGCCTGATGGCTGACTACGCAACCGTGCAGGATGTTCAGGATCTCTGGCGCCCGCTGTCTGCCGCGGAACAGACCCGCGCCGCTGAATTGATCCCTGTCATCTGTTCCAGCCTGCGGCATGAGGCCGCAAAGGTCGGGAAAGACCTGGACGATATGATTTATTCCGATACGGACCTGGCGGCGATTGCCAAATCCGTGACGGTGGACGTGGTGGCGCGGACCCTGATGACCAGCACCGACCAGGAACCGGTTTCGCAGTTCTCCCAGAGCGCTCTTGGCTACAGCGTTTCCGGGACGTATCTCGTTCCGGGCGGCGGGCTGTTTATCAAAAAAACTGAGCTGGCCAGGCTGGGGCTCCGGCGGCAGCAGATTGGAGTGATCGATTTTTATGGCGTGCCTGCTGAAGGGAATCACTGTTAATCTGATCACCAAGGAAGTTGTCGGAAAGGACGCGCTCAACCGGGACATTGTGGAAGACGTGACCACCGCGGTCGAAAACGTGCTTGTGTCTCCGCTCAGCCAGAGCGGGGACGAAATCATCAATGAACTGAATCTGAGCGGAAAGCGTGCGAAGTACCAGCTGGCGATTCCGAAAGGAGACGCGCACACTTGGGAGGACGCGGAGGTCGAATTTTTCGGCGAACGCTGGCGGACCATCGGATTCAGCACCATCGGAATTGAGGACCTGATCCCGCTGGACTGGAACCGAAAGGTCGTGGTTGAGCGTGTCGGGTAAGGTTATCAAGGTCGAGCTGAACCGGGAAGCCGTGCGTGAGCTGCTGCAGAGCGGCGAAATGCAGAGCATCTGCAAAAGCCTCGCTGACGGCATCGCCGGACGCGCCGGAACCGGCTACCAGGTGACAACGTACACGGGCAAAACCCGTGTCAATGCGTCCGTTATGGCAGCCACAACGGCGGCAAAACGCGACAACCTGAAAAACAACACTCTGCTGAAGGCGGTGAAGGGATAATGGCGATTCTTGAGGCGCGGGTAGTCGAACACCTGAGCTCGACGCTCCAGACGGAGCATGTCTATGCGGAACGGCCCGTCAATCCGCCTGCTGAATACTACATTATTGAAAAAACCGCCGCGGACGAGGAAAACCACGTCCTGATGGCAACCATCGCGGTGCAGTCCATTTCGGGGATTTCCCTGCTGCGGGCTGCCCAGATGAGCCACGACGCGGAAAACGCCATGCGGGAATTTGCGAATGCCGAGAACGTCGGCAGATGCAAACTCAATTCCGCCTACAATTTCACGGACACCGAGACAAAAGAGTATCGCTACCAGGCGGTATTCGACATTCATTACATGGAAGGAGACTAAAACAATGCCGAACACCAAAGAGAACACCACTTTCGGCAAACCGAAAATCGGCGGTGCGATCTACCGCGCCGTGCTGACGAACGAGCTGACGATCCCGACCAGCGTTTCCGCTGAGCTGGGCGCCGACTTCAAATGCCTGGGCTACGTTTCCGAGGACGGCCTGAGGCACACCATGGAAAACTCCGACGAGGGCATCAAAGCCTGGGGCGGGGACACCGTGCTGGTTCCTGATGCGGACCGCACGGACTCGTTTGTGTTCACCCTGCTCGAGATCATGAACGAGGACGTGCTGAAGGCTGTCTATGTGGACGCCAACGTCACCGTTACCGCGGCCACCTCCAGCGCCCCGAAGCAGATCGCGGTCGCCAGCAACAGCGCCGTGCAGCCGGATTGCTGCTGGGTGATTGACATGGTCCTGCGGGACAACAACCCGAAGCGGATCGTGATCCCGAAGGGCTCCGTCACCGAGATCGGCGAAGTCACCTACAAGGATGACGAGGCTGCCGGATATGAAATAACCGTCAATGGCAAGGCTGATGCCGCCGGCAATACTCACTACGAGTATCTGGCTGTGGGCAGCCCCACGACCTGACACCTGACAAACGTTAAGGAGGCACAAAAATGAAGAACATTCGGCTGGACAACGGACTGAACCTGGAAGTGCGCGAGGAAGCGCTGGACAACATGGAACTGCTCGATGACCTGGTTGATCTGGATGAGGGCTCCGGCTACGCCATCAGCCGGGTCATCAGCAGGATCCTGGACAAGGATGAAAAAAAGAAACTCTATGACCACCTCCGCGAGGACGGCGTGGTGAAAATCTCCAAGGTGGTTGACGCCATGAAGGAGATTTTTGAAAAGCTGGGGGCCGCGGGAAAAAACTGACGATCCTGGCCGGGATGGTCCGGGAGGACGAGACCGCGCTGATCTGTGACCTGGCGGAAACATACGGAGTTCTGGACTGGAGGGCGCTGCCGCTGAGAACTGTGGCAGCGCTCTCTGCCGGTCTCCGGGATAACAGCCGGATTAAGCTGAAACTCGCAGGACTGAACGCGGATCAGGACACGCTGCTGCTGGCTGCGGCAGTGGACCGCCTGAGCCTGCTGGTCTGGGCAAAAACCAAGGACGCGGAGAAGGGCCTGAACCGGCCGACGAGCATTTTCGACCGACTGACCGGCCAGGAAGAGAAGAAGAAAGACGAAATCAACGCCTACGATTCTGCGGAGGCGTTTACAGCCGCATGGGAGCGGGCAACCGGGAAAAAGGAAGTGTAGAACAATGGCAACCGAACTCGCAAAAGCGTATGTGCAGATTGTGCCGAGCGCACAGGGGATCTCCGGGAAGATCGGCGAGGCCCTCGGCGGGGAGGCATCGTCTGCCGGCACCAAAGCGGGCAACAGCGTTGCCGGATCCCTGGGTAAAGCGCTGAAGGGCGCACTGGTCAAGCTGGGCATCGGGAAGATGATCCTGGACAGCATCGGGAATGCCAGCGAGTTCGAGACCGGCATGGCGAAGGTTTCCACGCTGTTCACAGGCGAGGGCGACGAACTGGACGCACTGGGCGATAAATTGCTTGAGCTGTCCGGGAAATACGGATTGAGCGCAAACACGCTGACAGAAGCGGCCTACAGCGCCGAATCTGCAGGCGTCCAAATGGATGACCTGGGTGCGATCCTGGACAACTCCGCAAAGCTGGCGATGGCCGGATTTACGGATGTAGACACCGCCCTGAGCGCTACGGTGAAGACCATGAACGCCTACGGTGAAAGCGGGTCGGAAGCCATAGACAAGGTCTCCAAGGTTCTGATGCAGACCCAGAACCTCGGTATCACGACCGTCGGCGAACTGGGGGCAAGCCTGGCGAACGTGACCCCGACAGCGGCCGCGATGGGCGTCGGTATTGATCAGGTCGGTGCGGCGCTGGCACAGATGACCGCGGCCGGCGTTCCGACCGCCCAGGCGACCACGCAGCTGCGCGCAGCCATGACAGAACTGGGCAAGAAAGGCACATCCGCGGACAAAGCCTTCCGGAAGGCAGCAAAGGGCACCAAGTTTGCAAACATGAGCTTCCAGGAGGCCATTGCAGGCGGCGCGAACCTCGGCGACGTATTTGGCCTGATGCAGAATTACGCCAATAAGAGCGGCAAAAGCATGGTTGACCTGTGGGGCAGCGTCGAGGCCGGAAACGCCGCGATGATGATTGCAAAAGATCTGGATAAATTCAATGGCAACCTGGAAAAGATGGGGACGGACGCAGACGTCGTGGGCGATGCTTACGGCAAGATGTCCGATACCTTCGGCAACAGCATGAACCGCCTGAAGGAGAGCGCGAAAAACTTCGTCACCGCGCTGTTTACGGGCGGAGATATCAGCAAATCCTTTGATGGCATGCTCAAAGGTCTGGGCGATGTTGGCAAGAAGCTGATCACCTGGCTGAGCACCGGGCTCAAGACTCTGGGCGAAAACCTGCCGGATTTGATGAAAAAGTTGGTCGACTTCGCCGGCTCCATGATTGAATCCCTGGGAGAGGTTGACTGGCTGGAGGTTGCAACAACCCTGATCACCGGCCTGATCGGCGCTGCCGGCGCTCTGGGAACCGGCATCGTGAACCTGATCACCGGCGCAATTGACAGCCTTTGCGGCGGCGGAGAAGGCGGCGAAGGCGGCGAAGGCGGGAATAACTTCGCGGACCTGGGCGGCGCGATCCTGGGCGGCATCACGAGCGTACTGGATGCAGGCGGGCAGTGGCTGGCAACCCTCTTTGGCGCGGGCAAATCTGCCGTTGAAGGCATCGATTTCGGATCCCTTGGAACCACCATCTTTTCATCGCTTACTAATGTCCTGGATGCCGGCGGCGAATTCCTGAGCAGCCTGTTCCAGACAGGCCTGGAAAGCGCCAAAAGCCAGGAGTGGCCGTCCATCGGCGACGCCATCAGGACCGGCGTAAACCTGGCGCTGAATTACGGGCAGTTCCTTGGCGCGATCTTTGAGGCCGGCGCGCAGCTGATCCAGGCGATTGACTGGGCCGGCGTCGGCACGAGCATGGGCAACCTGATCACGACTGCGCTGGATGCGGCGACAGACATTGTGTCGGCGGTCGGCGGCGCGGCTGCGGACCTGTTGACGGGGGTTGACTGGAGCGGCATCGGCAAGTCCGCCGGCGAACTGGTCACGGCCGGGATAAAGGGCGCGGCAAACATCGTCACGGCAGTTGCTGGCGGCGCGGCGAAACTGGTTACGGGCATCCAGTGGAAGAACATCGGCATGGACGCTTCCAAACTGCTGAGTACAGGCCTGCAGGGATCCGCGGATCTGCTCAAAACCGGATTCCAGGGCGCCGTCACCTTCCTGGAGGGCGTTGACTGGGCAGGACTTGGCTCGACGATTTCCAGCGGCTTGGGCAATGTGTTCGGCGGCCTGGGTGAACTGCTTGGCGGAACGCTCAGCGGCGCCGGGAAAGCGGTAGAAGGTGGCGGCGAATTTGTTGGATCCGCATTCAGCGCGCTGGCAAAACTGATCTCCGGCGGCGACAATGCCGAAAAAATGAAGCAGGCAGCGGAAGAGCTGAAAACGGCGATGGGCGAAATGAAGTCCGCGTTGGAAACCGGCAAAACCGAATCGGTGGAAATCGCGAAAGGCATCGGCTCCGGCATCTATACGTCCATCACAACGGAAGCAAGCAAGGAAAACATGAAGTCGGTCGGACAGGAGATCATTGACGGGATTTGTTCCGGCATGTCCGACACGACGAAACTCACCAAACTCGCACAGACAGTCACAGGCCGAGTCAGCGACATCAAAACGACATTCAACGGGGTCAAGGGCAGCTGGGAAAGTATCGGCAAAAACATCGTTGACGGAATCGTTAAGGGCGTAAAGGCAAACGCCTCGAAGCTCAAAACCGAAATGGAAACACTTGCTAAGGAAGCCCTGAAAGCCGCCAAGGATGTGTTGGGCATCGCTTCCCCGTCGCGGGTCATGCAGGAAAACGTGGGCCGCTGGATCCCTGCCGGCATTGCCGCCGGCATCCGGCAGTACGGCGGCTTGGTCAACGACGCCATGGGCACCGTGACGGACAGCCTGTCCTCCACAACGATTAAAACCACGCTGACGGACCAGTCTTCCGGTGCTTATGCCAATCGCATGGGCAACGGGTTTGACGGCCTGTCCAGCGGCATTGCATCGATGGAGACCAGCGCGAACCGGAGCGCCGCGGAACAGAATGAGCTGCTCCGGGAGCAGAACCGGCTCCTGCGGGCAATCCTCGGCAGGACCGGAACGGCCGGGATCCCAGGCGCATCCGTTGCCCTGGGGCGCACGGTGAACCGCAGCCTGGAAATGCTGCAGATGGTAGGAGGTTAATGAAGGATGGCTTTTGCAGGATATCTGGTCAAGCTCGGCGGCTCCGGAGGAACGGAGCTGCCGATTAACTACATTAAGACAGAGAGCTACTCGGTCGAGAACCAGACGACAGAGAACGAATCCAGGAAAGCGGTGACCGGCCTGCTGCACCGACAGGTCGCACCGCATAAGGCCGTGCAGGTATCATTCAAAACGAAGAAGATCAACAACACAAGCCTGGCGGCCATTAACGGGATGATCAGTGCCGCCATGAGCGACGAACTGGCCAGGGACATCGACATCGAATACTACGACCCTTGGACGGACACCTACAAAACGGCGCACTGCTACATGCCCGACGTAAAATTCACATTCGGCGACATTGAGGGTGGAAACACGATCGTCTATCCGGGCGTGGAGTACACGTTCATCGAATACTGAGGAGGGATCCGGATGCTGACTGTACCAGAAGGCTACCGTGAAGCCATGGCCGCCGGGAATCCGATCCACATCAAAATGGAGTTTGCTGACGGCACCATCATCACGGATGCTGATATCGACGAGAGCGCGGGCGTCACGCTGACGGACGCATTTAACCCGGACACAGACATCAAAATGGGCAAGGCGTCCTGCAGGCAGCTGCAGGCGCGGATCATCGTCAATGACAATACCAGATACGCGCACTGGGCAAGTGATTTCGCCCTGTCTTTCGGCGTTGAGGACGGAGCAGGAGGTGTGATCTGGGTGCCGTTCGGCACGTTCACCGGGCAACGGCCGAAAAACACGACCACGCTGAACGCCATCGATTACACGGCATACGACCAGATACGCCTGCTTGATGCGTGCGCGGATGATTATCTTGACACTACCACGTTCAACAAATACGTGAGCGTCATGCTGGACGATATCGCGGCAGAGACAGGCCTCACGATCAGCGGGACGTCAGACTGTATCTATGCAGCCATGCAGCGGAACATGGGGAACCGGTTCACCGGCGCTACATACACGTTCCGCCAGCTGCTTGAGGCCTGTGCGGAAACCTGCGGCGTCTATGCAAAGATCGGCGGGCCGAACATGGACGAGTGCCGGCTGAAATTTTTCAATATCCCTGGCGGCACGAGCCTGGGCAATCCGCGCCTGGTGACGCGGGACGAAATTTTTTACGAGGAACATGCCGACCTGTACACCGGCTTGCGATGGAACCAGGTTGACGAGCTTACATGGGACGAGCTCGAAACCATGACATGGAAAGAGATCTCCGGATATTACAAAGACGCGAACGCTTTTGACGGCGTGTACGCACCCAAAAATGCCGGCGGCGTGATCGGGCGCTATCCTAAAAATGTAAAGACGGGTCACATTTACAGCTTTGCCGGAAACCCGGTTATGCGGCTGACAAATACAACGAGTCACGTAACAACCTACCTTCAGCCGATCTATGAGCGCCTGGCAGAGCTTGGCGGGTCGCTGCCGATGAAGGTGGAATGCCTGGGCGACCTGGTGACAGAGGCCGGGGATGTGATCCAGGTCGAGCTGCCAGAGGGCACTGTCGAAATGCCAATTTTCGTGAAAACGATGCACTGGAACGGCATGCTGATCGATACGTATGAAACAACTGCACCTGATGCATAAGGAGGAATGAAGAATGGCGACAACTACTCCAAATATCGGCCTTTCGATTCCGGACAGCAATGAATTCGCCAGCCGCCAGCGCTACAACGCGAATCTTGAACTCATTGACACGGAATTCGGCAAGCGGAAGGAAATCCAGAGCGGGACGTTTACGGTTACCGTTCCCGCGACCGCAGAAACCACCAGGGGGACCGTCGCGCATGTTGCGCAGAGCATCGGAAGCGGGAAGACGGTCCTCAGTACGGAAATCATAAGCCCTGCCGGATATATCGACGATCTTAAGAAATTCGGCGTAAAGACAAGCGTGATCAGGAACCCAAACAACGACGTGGCGTTTATTGTTGTGGACGCCACAAAAGAGGCGACCGGCGTCACATCGAACATGTCCATTACCGTTAAATACTACTACATTTGATCCCAATTCCGGCAGCGCCTTGAGCAAGCGCCCCGGTTTTATTTTTGCTTCAGAAAGGATGGGAGTTTGATGAATATCATCAATCCGCAGTGCGGCAAAACGGTCTTGATCGCCTATCAGGCCGAAAACAACCGCACGCAGGTCCGGTTTGACATGTCGGACATCGTCCGGGAATTCCCCGGCGGAACGGCTGTCCTCGTGATCCGGAGGAAGGGCGACATGGATCCGGTTCCGGCGGCCCAGACGGAAATGGACGGGTCCGTGCTGGTCTGGACCGTGACCGCATGGGAGTGCGCGATCCGCGGCTATCTGTACGCGCAGATCGTCTACTCTGTCGGTGACGTCGTTGCCAAAACGAAAATCTACAGGCTGGACGTTGCTGAGAGCATGACCGTCAGCGGCGCGGAGCCGGAGGAATGGGCTGACCTGGTGGGGCAGCTGGTGACGGCGGCGGCGGGCGTCAACACGGCGATCGAGGCGGCGCAGGAGCAGCTGCGGCAGTATGTGGCAGATGCTGAGGCGGCGGAGAGAGCTGCGGAACAGAGCGCCACGGCAGCGGGAACTGCGCAGGCAGCTGCGGAGACGGCCCAGAGGGCCGCGGAGGAGGCTGTCGGGCAGTATGACGACATGACCGCCACAGCGACCGGACTGGCGGCCGGATCGGCGCCCACAGCGGTGATGGATCACAGCGGCAGCGCTCCGGTGCTCCGGCTGGGGATCCCGGCAGGCGATCCCGGAACGCCCGGGCATTCCCCGGTGCTGACATCGTCCAAGAGCGGGAAGGTCACGACGATCTATTCCGACGGCCAGCAGCTGGCACAGATCAGCGACGGCGAGGACGGCCAGAGCGCGGACGTGATCGACGACACGGCAGGCGCCGGCGACACGGATAAGACGTTTAGCGCTAACAAACTGACGGAAGACCATTCTGCTTTATTGAGCGCA